ACTATAAATGTACCTTTACTATAATCTTCACCATATTGTATTAACTGTTCAGGAGAGAAAAAACTATTAGCAGTCATCACGGATTCTTTAAATCCTTTGTTAGTTAACTTATCTATAGTTTGGATAATTGCTTTATTGTCAGATTGAATAGTTGGGATATTAGATATATCGATTGTAGTGGGAGCTTTCCACTTACCATTTGGTCTAAAAATAGATTTACTAGCATTTGGATTTTCAATATCAGATATAAATGCATTCTTTAAAATCTCATATTGTTGCGAACCAATATTCTTATTATCAGGTTGAGCAATAGCAGCACTAATCATGTTGCGTTTTAGCTGTTCTTGAAAGTAATTAATTAGCTGTGCAATTTCATCACTCTTAGTTTCGTTAGTAACTTTTGCTTGAGAAAGAATTAAATTCTCTATATAACCAGCTTGTGTTTCATAATCAAATCTGGCATTCTGTACATTCTTAAATAAAGTTTGAACATCCTTATCCATATAGACAGGCATCTCATAACCTTGAGCTATAGCATCTTCTGCTGACCAAACTTCACCATTCATTATGGATTCAGTTAAGTCTTTCTTTCTATCTTTGTAGTAGTTCTCTTTATGTCCAAAGTCCTTAATAGCATCATCTATTTGTGGATGAGAGAATCCATTTCTTCTACGTTGCTCACTACGTAATGTTTTAAGTTTATTTATAGCATCTGGATGTAAACCAAAATCAGTCCATTCAAAAGTATTTATTAACTCTGTGTATTCTTTGTTATTAGATATTTTTTTTAAACTTTCAGATCTTTGATAATCAGCTATATCCGTAGTTTCAATAAGTATGTCAATTTCTTGTAAATCTTCAAAAAATTCTTCATTAAATTTAACTAACTCATTATTTCTACCCGCATGTTCAAACTCTTTATTCTCAGCCAAAATCTGTACATATAACTCTTTTGTAAGAGTTTTGTTTTTAGCCATTTCTTTTAGAACTTTAAAAGCGTCTCTAGTAGATTCACCTTTATTCATTCCATTGATAGTTTGACTGGTTTGATAGTTAAAGATACATGAGGTTCCTTTACCACCTCTAATACACGCTTCTAATTCAGTTTGATATTTCTCAGTTCTATTTGCTTTAATTTCTGATTCTCTAGTTGCATACCATTCTGAATAGTTAGTAGAGTCAGCTTTACGAACAGTACCAAATACATATTCATTAAGAATAGCTGGGTTAATATCACCAAATTGCTTATAAAAATTAAATCTATAGTTTGTTAAAGCAGCATTATATTCTTCATATGTTGCAGCTCCTTTTGTAGCTTCAGCAGGGTTATACTGGTTAGCTCTTTGTTGAGTCCACGCTGTAACAGCTCCTAACTTTTCAGATGCATTCATCTTTCTAAAAGTCTCAGAAGTCCAGATGTCTCCACCTTGCTGTTCCCAGTTAAAGATCTCTTCGTTAATAATGATTCCTTCTTCTCTAGCAGCAGCTTCGGCTTCTTTAAATGATTGCGCCTGTCCGGGATCTATCCCATTCTCTTGCATCCACATATAACCTTTAGCTCTATCAGCTGTTCTTTTCTCTTCGTCTTTCTTAGCAAAATACTTACCAAGAGTATCAGACATTTCAGATAAAGACTTAAGATTATTACCAGCCGATTCAGCAGCTCCTTTGTAGTTACTGGTTTCTTGTGCCCAGTAATTATCCATCCCTTCGTTGATCTGTTTATAACTCTCTTGAAGGGGTGCGACGTAATCTTCCGATGTGATCGGGTTAAAACCTATTTGTTCACTCATTACCAACCTCTATCATTAGATAAACCATAATTACCAGTTACTTGATTATCAAAGTCCATCGCCCCGGGACCGAATAGTTCTGGGTCACTAAGGACATCTCCACCTGCAATATCTTCCAATCCAGTTTTTGTTTCCATTGCACCAGCAAATGATGCAGCGGCTCCTAAGAAACCTTGTAATATTGGCATTGTTGTATTCTCCATTTGTGGAGCATTTGGAGGAACGGTTGCCACAGGTGTGAACATAACACTTCCAAATAATTTATTTCTTTGACTCTTTTGCTGATTCCTAATTGCTTCAACTTGTGAATCATAAGCTTCTTTTGATCTAGTTAATTTAAAAGCTAGATCAGCTTGTGCTCTACCAAACTTTGCAAAATCCATTCTTTGTAATCTTGCAACGCCTCTACCAGTAGCTCCAGTAGCTATTCTACTTCCAAGCTTTTTATTGACATAACTAATAAATTTGTCTTGACTTTGAGCCAGTGCTTTTGACTGTGCTCTACCTAATGCAGCTTGTGCTTGGGCGTACCCTCTATTAGCTGCAAGGTCATTTTCGTTTAAATCTGTGGTGTACTTATTTACTTTGGCTCCATAAATCGAGAGGTCTTGAAACCATTTACGTTTACGTATTTCTAAACGTCTTTCATACTCTCGTTTGGCAGCTCTGTTACGAGCTTTCGCTGCACTACTTGCAGCAAATCCACCAAGTATTGAACTAGCACCACTAAATACTGCTCCCCACACGGCAAAATTCTATAAAGGATAATTGATTGGGTCCATATTTTAGTTCCCTTAAAAACTTGAACCCTAGGAACTTCAGAAGTCTTAAATGTACTTTGTTTCGTTTATCAACGATGTTCCAAAGTAATGGCTCCTTACGATTTTCTACATAACGTTTTGCTTCTTTAGCAAATGTATGTGGATACTTAAGGATGGCTGGTGTACAGAGCATCCAGATCTGCCCTTTACTATTGACTCCAGCTAATCCAGCTAACTCACCATTCGGTACTTTGAAATAAACAGAGTCGCTATTGTTTATTGCAATAACTACTCCATTCTCAGGATCATGTCCATGACCCTCGACTAATTCCGAACGATCTTCTGGTAACAAATTAGAAGCCACTCCTAAAGCAGCTTCCAATGTTGCAGGGTAGATATATTTAGACACGTTTATAATTTCTATTGTTTAGATCTCCTTCCCAGTTGTAAGAAACAATGGTTGCAGGAGCTGGGTGATTTGATTTGATTTTGACAGTCAATGTTTTATTTCGTTCATAGCAAGGTACTGCTTCTTCACTCTTATCTAAGAAAGTTAAAGTATTAGCAACAATAGTATTAGCATCATTAACTTCTCTTTCTTCCGTATAAGTTGGTTTTCCTAATCGGTCCACCTCAATTGAATAAACTCCTACATTACCAAAACTAAATTTTAATCTATGTATTATTAAATCTGATCTAGTATCAGATCTCCAAGACTCTCCTACTTGTGTTTTGAAGTAGATAGTTGGTAACTCTATTTTCATCTCAAAGAGATAACCAATAATAAAGGTCTCACTTGCCCAGTTTCCATAGAAAGAAACATTTGATCCAGCAATAGTTCCAACAGCATATCTTCCTAAATTGTTTCCACTATCCGTATCAAAAGCAACTATGGTTGCAGACGTATTTGTAAAACCAGTAGGGAGAGGTATTGTTGTTTTATTCTGTACTGCGTCAAAACTATTAGCAGCAGCAGTAATACTTGTACTGTGATCTAAATGTATTGGGTAGTCCTCGTCATCAGTAACATAATGACCTTGGTCATCAAGCTTTACTGAGTATCGTAATAACTGATCTTTAGTTCCATTCTTAACAACTACAAATAAAGCATCATCAAGCATACAATGATAGCGAACTGTACCAGTTACAGCCCATGTAAACCAAGCTTCCATCGCTCGTTTATTACCTATATTGAAATATCTGTAACCATATATTGTAGAAGTATTTTCCTCACTAAAGAAAATTAAACTATTTTCTCTTGAGTTTGATATGAGTTTTAAATCTCTTGCAAACAATTGTGAAACAACTTTACTTTGTTCGACAACAGTAGGTTCTCCTCTTCTACTAAGCCCAGCCATCTCAAAGAAACGACTATATTTATTAGCATTATCTAAGAATCCAACAGTTGTACCTAGAGAAATAGGACTGGTTTTATGATTAAAATTATATGAAGCTAATGCATTTAGTTTGACTGTAGTAGGACTCAGGATATCACTGTCCGTCGTTACCAAGAATTGTTGATTTTTTGTAAATACCAATAATCCTTCATTAACTTGAATGCCGTCATAGACAATTGCTGGGAAGTTAGAACTACAGGAAACATCAATAACATCTAAGTTTGAAAATGTTGTAGCAGTCTTTGCCCAGAAATTAAAGAAGCTCCCGGGACGAGACATGATTATATTTTCATTACTTAGCATTACTAATCTGTTTCTATAAAACAGCATTTTATTAATAGTATTGCCAACAAAAGATGCTCTAGGGTTTGTCCCATTTGCACTTGTTTCACCAACATTTGCTAAATCATAATCAACTTGAGAAACTGTAAAACTACCGTTAGCTTCACGAACTAACTTGATTGGCATAGTACTTTTATCATACTCAACTTGAGTTCCGGGTTTAGGACATTCTTCCCAAACTCCATCTCCGTCTCTATTATTTACACCTTTGAACTTCACATAATAATCATCTTCTTCAGTTTGATTACTGTTAGAAATGTTGATTACCATTCCATGTTTACAGTTCTTTGGTAAATCTTCTACAGTTAAAATTTTCTCAGATACAACATTCATTATCCGAGAGTTAGGAGCGGTAGCGTTAAAACTTCCAGATGGTCTAGTTATGTACAAACCATTTCCTATCTGTTGAACGTTTGCACTTGTAAAATTACCAGTTGCAATAATATTAGTTCTAAGATCTCCTAAAATTGATTCAGCAGTAACCGTTGTTTTAGTTTCAAATGATGTTGGTTTAGGTCTTATTAAACCTAAGTTAGCTTGAACTTGAGATGTACTTGTAGCTTCTACTTTTACTTTGTAGTAAGCATCTTTCATATATACATAGAAGTAATCTCCAGTTTGCCAACCTTCACCTCCATATAAAAGATCATTTGTAGTAGTGTATCTAGCTCTATATTCAACGTCAGATCCTTGACCAACTGGATTTGATTGACCAGTACAAGTAATCCTAAAATATAAATTTGATCTGCCAGATTGATTTTGCTGACCAGAAGAATTATAAATATTTACTTGATAAGAGAAATCAGTACCATTCATAGTAGATACTGCTTCTTCATCTACTAGAGTCCCACCACTTGATATATCAAAAACTCTTGTACCAACGTTAGGAGCTACGTCATCATCATTTGGAGATTGAGGGTCTGCATCACACCTAGTTGTGTTACTTACTCTGGCTGTATGACTAGCTATTGTTCCATCAGCATTACAATAATTATTACTTGATCTGACTTGATCAACACTTATTCTCGTAACTGTCGAAACACTCTGAGTAGTTGTATTATCAAATAAATTTAAAGCATACTGACTAGCATATTTAATTTGATCTAATTCTATAAAAACTTCAGGTGGTCTTAGTGGCTCAATAGTTGAAGCCATAGCAACCGTCTTAGTTCTATTAGTTAAAAATGTAAAATCATTAACAGTAAGAGTTTGTATATCTTCATCATTACTATGTGTTAAATAAGAAGTAAGTTGAGAAGAAACACCTGAGTCATAATTAACGGTCATCTCTTGACCATCACTACATCTCCAAATATTTATGTCTCCAGTTCTACTTACTTGTCCAATATATTGCTCAGTTTCATCTCTGTAATAGTGAAACCACCTACCATTAGTAACACTGTTATTTGATCCATCACTAAGTGAACCAATCAGTTTTCCTCCGGGGCGTTTCATTAGACCATGTGTTATGTCAGGTAATACATTGTCTGCAACATTAACTTGCCCCGGAACTTTTAATTCATCTGCCTGTTGGGAGATACCTCCAGTTAATGTCGATACTAATTGAGTAACACTTGCCATTATCTAATCAATGATTTGTAAGGTTGATATGATCTATAAGATGTCTCATGCGGCCAGCCCATAAAGGAATGGTCACCTTGATTGCACTCATATTCCATGACTGCTGCTCTTGTAATTCCTTCTTGACTTTGTAAAAGTCCTACTAATTCTCTGTTAGAAACTAATTGAGTTGCAGCTCTAGTTGATGCTTTGGAAATTATGTAACGTTGAAAGACAGAAGGAATGTCTTCAAAGGTATATAGGTAAACAATATCAAGCTCAAGATCAGTTGTGAAAACATCAGTATGGTGAACCTTGTCATAAAGTCTTCCATTACGTTTAACAAGATCCATTTGTCTATCAGCTTGACCGTCAGTTAGGTCATAACGTAGATAGCTTGTAGGAATTTTTATATAACCAGTACCAGTTTCAGGAGATACTTTAACGTGATGTTCAGTATTAAAATGCCAACCCTCATTTAAACAATCTTTAATTGATTCCTCAAATATGTTGTATATAAATGCTGTTTCTGGATTTGTAAAATTTAAAGTTGTAAGTGGTGATTGACCTATGGCACCCAAAATAGAATTGACTGCGGATAGTTCGGTATCGGTTGCAATAGTTGAAGTAGCCATAAAAAAAAAGGGACCCGAAGGTCCCGTATAAAGTGTATAAATTAGAACGCAGAAGGAGCTGTAGCACCAACATATAGTTCAACAGCAGCAGCTGGATTTAAGTAATCTGCTCCCATAGCTAGTCTTCCGAGAATGACATCACCTTGGTAAACAACAGACACATCTCCAGATGTTACCTGTACTTGAGGACCAATTGCCTCAACAACACCAGCAGCTTCTTTCTGGAAGATCAAACCACATGACTTAGCAGCTACTTCTGAAGCAGTACCATAGTCATTGTTAATTCCAGAAGTTGCACCTGAAGCGTTTTCAAGAGCAGGACCAACATGAGATCCAAGATTGCTTGGAGCTGTTTTACCTGTAGTACCACCGAAAGCTGTACCATACTTGCCAAGGAAAGGAATATTCATTGACTTGTAGATGTGGATTCCAGCGATTTCTACAACACCATTACCACCTTGTAATGCAGCACCTTGAACGTCTCTGTTTACAAGACCGTTATTTCCTACATCAGTTATAAGTGAGTAATATTGGCGTGGGTTTAGAACAGCACATCTACCCTGAGAGCTGACTCCTTTTTCGTCGAGTGCAGCAGCAGCATCGTAGAAAGCTGTTACTAGATTTCCAGCATTGAAAGCATCAGAATCATTAGTTGTTGAACCAACTCTGATCTGTGTTCCGCCGGGTTCTACAAAGTTTGTCTTTGTAATTGGAGAAGCAGCTCTAGCTCCACGTGTAATTGCACGGAAGATAAGTCTGTCATACTTCTCAGCTAATGCGTATCCAATCTTCTTGGATATTTCTCCTCTCAACTCGAAGTGTGCGAGTGTTTCATCTAGCTCATAAACGAATGCACTAGAAATAAGGAGATCGTCAACAGTAATTGTTTTTTCTGCGACTGGAGGTGCGCCGTCACTATTACCTAAAATTGAATTTCCGGGAGTATGGTATTCCGCAGTTGTTCTACCTGTGTAGATGAACTGAAGACTCTTACCGTTCTTCAATGTTCTCTTCATCACCATGTCACGAGCGATTGTCTCGTGCTGGAATCCTTTGAACATTTCTCCACTGAACAATTTAAGGTAAAGTGCTCTAGCGTCACCTGTTGAGTTTGACTGACCTTGGCGTGTTAGCGAGGTAGTCAAATCTGAACTCTGATGAGCCATGATTTTTTCTTAAAATGTAAGGGTATATTTGCTTGTCTCTTTACGTAAAAAGTTGTGAGTCTTAATTGGACTCATTGATATTTGTGGTCTATCCCACCGTCTAGACGGCTAATTGGTATCCGCGTACGGGCAAAAAGCCAAAGTGATAAGGGAGGACTTGCACCTCCCAGTCGGCTTACCGATTATCTTTTTGTGTATGTGATGCCACGATACTTAAGTAAAGTTTCTCTTTTGAAATCTCTTTGCTCTTTAAGTCGAGCTTGCAATTCTACTTGAGTCATAATTCACCTCAGTACCACAACCCCGTTCCATGCTGTGGTTTCATGCGTCCCATAAGGGATGAACGGACGTGGCATTAATAAGAAGGATCGCCTTCAGGTTCTTTTGATTTGACTTCACCTAAAAGTGCTTCTTCTAAAGATTGATATTCTTCAGGATATTTCTTTTCTGGTTCTGGCTCAAAGGTAACTCTGTGAGCTTTCATCTTATTATTTTGGTGTGGCATGTTATTCCAATGTCTAATTACGCCCGAACATATAAATAAATTAGTTAATAAAGTTAAATAGATTAAAATTTTTTCAACCAATTTCTGGGGCGGTGAGGGCAATTTGTCTGGATTCAACACTTGCTAAATCTAGGGGGAAGTTGTGAGCGTTACGCTCGTGCATAACTTCAAAGCCAAGGTTCTGTCTGTTAACTATGTCAGCCCATGTAGGGATAACTTTTCCATTAACATCTACAACTGACTGGTTGAAGTTAAAGCCGTTTAGGTTAAATGCCATAGTGCATATACCCATGGATGTCAGCCATATGCCAACAACCGGCCAAGTAGCAAGAAAGAAATGTAGAGAACGAGAATTATTGAAAGACGCATATTGAAAAATTAATCTCCCAAAGTACCCGTGTGCAGCGACAATATTATATGTCTCTTCATCTTGCCCAAATTTATAGCCATAATTCTGCGAGACCTCCTCTGTCGTTTCGGCAATAAGTGAGGAAGTAACAAGACTTCCGTGCATAGCAGAGAAAAGAGATCCACCGAATACCCCAGCAA